GAATCTGCTGAGTGGCGAGCATGAAAGTTACAGCATCGGAAATCGACAAGTGACTCGTTTTGATCTGAAAGATCTGCAGGAGCAAAGAGACAAGATCGCGTTCCTTGCACAGCGAGAAACTTCTGGTGCGGTTCGTGTTGCCAAGATGCAAAGGATCACAAAATGATTGATCGCATCGTTGACAAGATCGTTTCGGCAGTTAATCCAGTTGCTGGTCTACGCAGAAAGCACGCGCGTCGGCTCATGGAGAGAGGCTACACCGGTGCGGAACCGCATCGTTTAAACAGCCAGAGCAAACCGCAAAACCGGTCAGCTAACAGAGAGTTGGATGCTCCTTTCGGTGCGGATCAACTGCGTGCTTGGTCGAGGATGCTTGTACGGGACAATGCATACGCATGGGGTGTGGTCGATACTATTGTCAGCAGCGTCGTCGGTCGTGGAATTCAGACCATGTCCGATCTGCCGGATGCGGACGATATTAACGAGCAGCGTGACGAACTATGGCAGGACTGGAGTAAAGTATGTGATATTAACGGTCAGCTAGATTGGCATTCGCTGCAGTCGCTCGCACAGCGTGAAATGGTTGAGGCTGGCGAGGTCTTGGTTCACATGGTCAGCGTTTCGGAAGTAGATCGTGGGATACGCAGACCGGTTCCTTTTGCATTAGAATTGATCGAAGCAGATCGTCTTGCTGTCGAATACGACACGCTTAGACCTGCACCTGACGGTCATGAGATCGTTCGTGGTGTAGAGATCGATCAACTCGGAAAGCCTGTCGCATATCACGTCTACAAAACGCACCCATCGGATTACGTTCACAAACGTGAGGTCGTTCGACTCCCAGCAAGCAACGTGATCCATCTTTTCAGAAAAGATCGTGTTGGACAAACGCGAGGTGTCAGTTGGTTTGCTCCGGTCGTCAGTTGGCTGCGTGACTTAGGTGTGTATGTTGAAAACGAAATGGTATCGAGTGCGGTTGCAGCCTGCTACACAGCAGCAATCAAGTCACGTTCTCCAATCTCAATGCTCGGTGCAGAGGACGGTCAAGACTCTTCAGATTCGAATGGCAACATCTACGATTTCATGCAGCCGGCAATGATTATGCATCTGCAACCAGACGAGGACATTGTGTTCGGCAATGCCGGTCGTCCAAACTCAGATGCACAAACTTGGATCAATCTTATCCTGAGAGGAATCGCTGTCGGCACCGGTTTGTCTTTTGAGACGGTGGCTCGTGATTACTCCTACACCTCGTGGAGCAGTAACCGAGCGTCACAACTTGAAGATCGCAGGCGATTCCGGTGTTGGCAGCAGTACCTTGAGCATCAACTGTGCGATGTCGTCTGGCGGAGGTTTTGTGAAAAAGCAGCGTTCATTTCACACCCAGCATTCCCCAGTCTTGTTGAGTTGCTTGATAACCCATCGCTCGTGCCTAGTCAGAATCTAGCGACTGGTTGGGAGTGGGTTGACCCACAGGCAGAGGGCGATGCTAGTGCAGCAGCGGTCTACAACAATCTGTCGACTGTGCGAGATGAGCTTGGTAAGAAAGGGCACAATTGGCGAAAGGTTTTGATGCAGCGAGCCAAAGAGGTCGAGCTAATGAACGAGCTTGGTTTGGTACAGACCGGTGCAAGGTTGCGTTCGGTTACCGAGGCACAAAGCAAATCCGAGAGCAAGAGCACCTCCGAGGTACAAACCGAAACCAAGAGCATCAGTGGCAGCAGCGAAAACATCGCGGAGGTTGAGGCAGCGTTCGAAAGCGAAACTCCACAACCGGAGCCAGTAGATCAAGATGGCTAAATATGATCACATCAATTTCAAGCCACCAAAAGGTGTGCAAAAAGCAGCGCGCATCGGTCTAGAGATGCGGGAGGAGCACGGCAGGGGAGGGACTGCTGTGGGAGTGGCGAGGGCAAGGGATCTGTCCAACGGTAAAACGATCAGTCCAGAAACAGCGAAAAGGATGAAGTCATATTTTGCTCGGCATGAAGTAGATCAAAAGGCAGAGGGCTTCAATGTCGGTGAAAAAGGATATCCCAGCGCAGGCAGGGTTGCATGGATGCTTTGGGGAAGTTTCGAGGGTCAGCGGTGGTCAAACAAGTTAGTCGATCAAATGAACGCAGCCGACGAAAAAGGAAAAAGGTCAATGGCTAAAAAGAAAAACACTTATGCAGACCGATCGAAGATGGTCATGCGTTTCGTTGAGGTCAGAGCAGATACGTTTACTGATGAAGGTGTCGATGTTGTGGTCGCTACTGACAATCCTGTGCAAAGAATGGATTGGGCTCGCGGTCAGGTTATTTCAGAAATACTAGATATGGGTGGAGTCGAATTCCGCAGCGAAAGAAATCAGTTGCCGATCGTCGACAGCCACAATCCTTCTACAGTACGAAACGTTCTCGGCAGCGTTCGAGATCTTCGTGTAGTAAAAGGAGAACTTGTTGGTCGCGCGATGTTCGCGCAGGATACAGCATCTCAGGAGGCTTACCAAAAGGTGCGAGACGGACACCTGACAGACTTTTCAATTACCGCAAGTGTGAACGAGGTCAAGACGCTCGCACCGAACGAAAAGGTGAAAGTGCGAGGCAGGACAATAAAGTACCCAGCAGAAATCGTTACTCGCTGGACTCCAACGGACGCATCGCTAGTGGCAACGGGTGCCGACTCAGCATCAACGGTGCGTTCATTAGTTTTAAGATCTTATGATACGAATGAATGGAAAGGTGATGAAATGCCAGTGACACGCGAGCAGCTAATCGAACTCGGTATGCCAGAAGAAATTGCGGAATCCAGTGACGTAGCCCAATGGCTTGCTCAAAACATTGGCGCGTCTCAAGCGTTAGAAACAGAAGAAACATCTGAAGCAGAAGCGTCAGTTCAATCTACTGAAGGTTCATCAGTAGAGGAGCCATCTGCTCAAGCCGAAGAGCAAGAAGCACCAGAGTATGTAGATGCAGTCGATGCAGATGCAGAGCCTGTGGTCGCTGGTGCGGAAGGTAGCGATACCTTAGACAGAGCAATTAGCGATGAGCGTGATCGTGTCAAGCTCATCAGAACGCTGGCTCGTTCAGCGAACATTGACAGTGAAGTAGCTGATCAGTGGTGTGACAGCGGTGTGCCGCTAGAAGAAGTCCGTAAAAAGGTGCAAGAAGAAATGGAAAAGCAGAATCAGCCTGCTGGCACGTCAGTGCATGTGACGAGATCAGCAATCGACAAAGCAGAAGAAGCAGTCCGAAATGGTCTGCTCAAGCGAGCTTATCAAAGCGCAGGTATCCGCAAGCAGCCAGAACTTACTGGTGAGGGCATGGGGAACGTTGAGCTTATCCGTATGGCAGAAGTCATGCTAAGAGCAGGCGGCATCAATACCGACCGCATGGCAAAGCGTGATATTGCAGCCGTTGCAATGGGTAATACATCCACCATGAATCGTCTTGGTATCAAGCGAGATGGCGAAGCCTATCACACCACAGGTTCGTTCGCCAACCTGCTTCTTGATGCAAGTAATAAGACTTTGCTCGCAGCGTATGATGAAGCTCCATACACATGGAATCTTTGGGCTCGCCAAGCGAGCAGCGTTGCGGATTTCAAGAACATCAATCGAATTCGTTATTCCGAGGCTGCGTCTTTGGACGTCGTTCCAGAGAATGCTCAGTATTCTGAAAACTCGATGAGTGACGAAAAAGAGAGCTACTCGGTTGAAAAGTACGGGAAGGTCACAACTGTCAGTTGGGAGACTATCGTCAACGACGACCTTGATGCGTTGGCTCGTACTCCAGCGATGATGGGAACCGCTGCTCGTCGAACGCAGAACGAAAGAATTTATGAAGTGCTGACCCAGAACGCTAACATGGCAGATGGTAACGCTCTCTTTAGTTCTGCTCACAGTAACTTTGTTTCATCGGGATCAGGTGCAGCACCAAGCGTTGCGACTTTGAATTCTGCTTACACCAGCATGATGACTCAGACCGGTGTTGATGGAACTACCATCATCAACGTCGAGCCAGCCTTCATCATCGCTCCACCATCGTTGCGTGGTACAGTGCTGCAGTTGCTTGGTTCGTTCAGCGATCCTGTCGCTGGTGGTTCTAGTGCAGGTAACGCGAACACCCTGAACATCCATCAGAACGTTCTTACTCCTATCATCGAGCCACAGCTTGAATCGGCAAGCCAAACTTCTTGGTATCTTGCTGCTCGCAACAACTTGATCGACACAGTGGAAATTGCTTTCTTGCAAGGCGAGGAATCCCCAGTGCTTGAGTCCGATTACGATATGAAGCGTGATTGCTACTTCTACAAAGTACGTCAAACCTTCGGTGTCAAAGCAATCGATTGGCGTGGACTCTACAAGAACTTCGGTGCCTAAGACTGAACCTTGCAACTAAACTAAAAACTAACTGAGGAACTAAAACGATGAGTTACAATCATATTGACAAGGTGATCTACCACGACGACTTTTTAGGTCATGGTGCGTTATCATCCAGCCAAAGCGACAGCGACTGGTTGGTAGACGATACTTCGTCCAGTGGAACACCGACCTACACTAAAGGTGGAATCGGCGGTGAGGCAACCTTGGCGTTGGCAGCTACTTCCGAGGCTGAGAATGTTTGCTTGCATATGGGTGACGACCTCAACTTTGATATCGACTTGCTTAAAAGAATCGAGTTCAGGATCAAAGGTGGACAGGCTGCACTGGGAGCAAATTCTCAACTTGCTTTCGGAGTGTGTTCCGCACGCAATGACGCGATTGATAGTATCGCAGAGCAGGCTTGTTTCCGAGTAATCGGTTCCGACGATACTACCGCAGTCGTTTGCGAAAGCGATGATGGTTCTAACAATAACGACGACGTAGCAACCAATCAGGTGCTCGCCAACAGCTATAAGCGATTCGTGATCGATTTCGCTGGTGGCAAGTCGGACGTCAAGTTTTATATGGATAACGGTGACGGTGCTTTAAGCAGAGTTGCTTCAGCAACGACTTTCAATATGTCGAATTACTCTGCTGGTCTGCAGCCTTTCATTCAGATCCAAAAGACCACTGGTACTGACACTGATAGCGTCGTTATTGATTACGTTCACATTGAATCGAACCGATAGCATGGGTGTCAAAGACTCGTTACTGCGGGATGCTAAGACGTTCCTGTTCGACACAAATACGTTTGGCGAACAGGTCGTCTACTATCCTCACACTGACTACGGTCAATCTCCGACAAGCAGAACTATCAACGCGATGGTAGTAAGAAACCAGATCGTTGCTTATGACGCTGACGGTGGTCAATCAGTGGTTCCGAGTTTTGACGTCTACGTTGCAAATGATCCTGTCGCTGGGATATCCACGACAGAAGTGAACACAGGAGGCGATCAAATATCGTTTCCTGTGCGTGAAGGCAAATCAGCCGAGAGACGGACTGTCGTTCACTTAGTTGAACAAGACCTCGGTGTCATCATGTTAACGTGTAATTAGGCAGACCAAGATGTCAGTAGGTCAAGCGAGACCGGTGATCGAACGCATCATGCGAGTTGTGCATCAACGCTTACAAGTTCTGTTAAGCGACGTCTATCCTAACAGTCCTGTCTGCGAAGTAATCAGACCGACGAGAACGCTCAGTTACACACCCAAGCCTTGGCAAATCATTTTGACGCTTGGTGATGAAG